AGTAATTCAAACCGCGGCTGGGCGCTAGTTGCGGCGGGTTCTTGAAGCCTCAAATCGGCGGGTAAAGGACTAAACGAAGAGCCTAAAGCGAGGCTCAAGAGGACGGATAGCGCGGAGTTTCAGGACCATGCACGCTCAAGAGTACAGCGGCGACGTGGTCAGCAAGGGTGAGTTCGCGCGCCGCCGCAACGTCTCGCCTGGTCGTGTGTCGCAGTGGATCAGCGAAGGCAAGATCCACGGCAAGGCCATCGTCGGCGAGGGGCGCTCGGCGCGCATCGATGAGACCGTCGCCTGCCAGCAGCTCGACAGGCGCCTGGACGTCGGGCAGCGGTTCGGCAACGGTCTGCACACGAAGCTCGATGCAGTAAGGGGGCCGGTCGCTCTTGCATCCAACGACGCCACCGGCCTCTCGGAGGATGGCGAGCGACCGGCCGGCCTGCAGTTCGACCGGGTGCGCCCGCCGATCTCCGAGACGGTCGCTGACAAGATCCAGCGGGAGAAGCTGCAGGAGCTCGAGCGCCGCAATCGCGAGGGCGCGCGCCAGGAGGCCGTGGCCGCCGGCCTGCTGACCGACGCGGCGTCTGTCCGCCAGGTGGTCGGCCGCGAGACGGCGAAGCTGCTCTCGAGTTTCGAGGGCGCGCTCGCCAACTTCGCCTCGGCGATCGCGGCGCAGTTCAAGCAGCCGCAGCGCGACGTCCTGCACGTGCTGCGCGCCGAGCTGCGGAAGTTCCGCGCCGCAGAGGCCGACATCGCGAAGGCACAGGCCGCGGCCGTGCTGCCGACGGTTGCCTACGACGTGCCGGACCCGGACGAGGCTGCTCCACCGAGGGGCGATGACGACGACACCGGCGACGACGCATGAACATCCAGATCGCCAATGCCGAGTGGCTGGCATTGGAGGCCATCGCGGCGGCCCTGGTGCCGCCGCCGGTGGTCGACTACGTCCGCTGGGCCGAGGAGAACATCGAGTTCAGCAAGCGCGAGAGCCCGGTCCCGGGCCGCTATAACCGCAAGCTGTTCCCGTACTTCGACGCGATCCTCGGCGCACTGTCGCCCGACGATCCCTGCCGCATCGTGACGCTGATGGGCAGCGCCCAGATCGGCAAGACCGTCGTCGCCAACGTCTTCGTCGGCGGGTCCATGGCGATGGACCCGTGCGACTTCCTGTTCGCGCACCCGACGGAGGACAACGCCCGGCGCTGGAGCCGGCTGAAGCTGAAGCCGTTCATGCGCGGCACGCCGGCGCTGGACCGCATCTTCCCAGAGCGCAGCCGCGACGGCGCCGACAGCGTGTTCATGAAGGAACACCGCGACGGTCTGGGTGCCATCCTGATCTCGGGCGCCAACTCGCCGGCCTCGCTGTCGCAGGTCACGATGCGCCGCCAGGCGCAGGACGACCTCGCGAAGTGGGAGATGAACGCCGCCGGCGATCCGGAGATGCAGGCCGACAACCGGTCGCGCGCCGACGAGTTCGCGAAGATCTTCAAGGCCGGCACGCCGCTGGTGATGCCGGGCTGCCGGATCACGAAGAGCTTCGAGGCCGGCAGCCAGGAGTACCCGTACGTCCCCTGCCCGCAGTGCCGGCACATGTTCGTCCTCGAGTGGGAGAACATGCTGTCGAACCTCGATCCGGAGAAGCCGGACGAAGGGCACTTCACCTGCCCGGAGTGTGGCTTCCCGGTCGGGGAGCACCACCGCGGCGCGCTGCTCGCCGGCCTGGAGTGGCGGGCCCACAACCCGGCGGCGCTGCGCTATCACCGCAGCTTCTGGATCTGGAGCGCCTACAGCTACCTGCAGAGCTGGGCCCGCATCGCCCGCGAATGGCTGAAGGTCCGCGGCGACAGCGCCTCGGAGCAGACCTTCCTCAACGACTCCGCGGGCAAGGCGCACAGCACCAAGGGTGAGGCGCCGCCCTGGGAGAAGCTGCGCGACCGCGCCTCGCAGTCGCCCTACGCCCGCGGCACGATCCCATCTGGCGCGCTGATGCTGGCGCTGGGCATCGACTGCCAGGGCGATCGCGTCGAGTGGCAGCTCGTCGGCTTCGGCCGCGACTTCCGCCGCTTCGTCATCGAGTACGGCGTCATCCCCGGCCACATCGCCGACCCGACCTGCCGCGAGCGCCTCGACGGGCTGCTGCAGCAGACCTGGCCGAACGTCGCCGGCCGCCGCATCGGCATCGACCGCGCCGCGATCGACGGCAACGCCTGGACCGAGGACGTCTGGGAGTGGGCCCGCCGCCACCCGCGGTCGAAGCTGATCATGGTGCGCGGCGCCAACCACGACACGGCGCCGCGCATCGCCCGGGTCAAGAAGGAACGCCACGACCGCACCGGCGCGCTGCTGAAGTACGCCGGCCGCTTCTTCAACTTCGGCAGCTCGGTGATGAAGATGGCGCTCTACCGCGACCTCGTGAAGGACGACCCGCTGATCAAGGGCTTCGTCGCCTTCCCGCGCGGCCTCGACGACGAGTACTTCCGCCAGCTGACCGCCGAGCACCGCCAGGCGGTGAAGCGGCACGGCTTCACGACCTGGCGCTGGGTCAAGGACCCGGCGCAACCCAATGAAGGCCTCGACACCATGCTGCAGGCCGAGACCGCCGCCAACAACTGGGGCATCCGCGGCCTGCCCGACGCGCTGTGGCTGAAGCTCGAGCAGGAACGCGAGACGCCGCCACCACCGGCCCAGGGCGACCTCGAGGACCTGCTCGGCCCGGTGCCGTCGCCAGTCCCGAGCCAGGCACCGCAGGCGAACGCCGTTCGCGGGCCACGTGGCCGCCGCGTCTTGAGCAGGGGCATCTGATGGCCGGCATCACGCTCGAACAGGCCGAGGCGCAGCTGGCCCTGTGGCTCGCCGCCTCGGCCGCCGTGGCCGCCAGCCAGTCGTACGAGATCGATACCGGCAACGGCAGCCGCAAGCTGCAACGCGCCGATGCCGCCGAGATCCGCCAGCAGGTCACCTTCTGGCAGACGCAGGTGCAGAGCCTGACGCCCGTCGGCGCCGGCGGACGCCGCCGCACCCGCTACATCGTTCCGGAGTAGGAGAACACCAATGTCATGGTCGTTTTACGGGATGGGCAAGCCGGAGGCACTTGCCAAGAAGGCGCGCGAGGACATGACGCGGCAGAAGTGTCATGAGCCGGAAGAGTCCATCAAGAGCATGGCGCTCGACCTGATCGAGAAGTCGCTGATGGCGATGCCGGCGAGTTCGGCTGTCCATGTCCAGGCCAGCGGCAGTCAGTCGAAGAACGACGAAGGTGCCGTGAACACCTTCAACCTCAAGATCGAACCGGTCTACGGGTTCGTCGAGTAACCACGCCCAAGGTCGGCCCCATGCCCCGCCGCATCGCGATCGCCGCGCCGAACCTGATGGACCGCGTCGTCGGCTGGATCGCGCCCGGCCGCGCGGTCGAGCGGCTGGCGCACCGCACGCAGCTCGAGCGGATGACGGCGGCCGGCGGCTACAATGCCGGCCGCCGCGACCGCCGCCCGACCAAGCGCTGGCTCCCGGGCGAGGGGGCGCCCGATGCCGACACCTTGCCCGGCCTGCCCGACCTGCGGGCGCGCTCGCGCGATCTGGCGCGCAACACGCCGATCGCCACCGGCGCGCTGCTGACCACCACCACCAACGTCGTCGGCGACGGCCTGCAATTGCAGGCATCGATCGACCACGAGGCGCTGGGCATCACGCCCGAGCAGGCCGACCAGTACGAGCGCGAGCAGGAGCGCGAGTTCGCGGTGTTCTGCCAGACCGTCGACTTCACCCGCGTGCAGTGCTTCGACGAGATGCAGGAGCTCGCCTTCTACAGCGGCAAGGAAAGCGGTGACATCGTCGGCCTGCGCCGCTACCGCCGGGATCCCGGCGACGTCTACGGCACCAAGCTGCAGCTGCTCGAGGCCGACCGTCTCAGCAACCCCAACCGCACGGCCGATACCGACACGCTCGCGGGCGGCGTCGAGACCGACACGGACGGCGTGCCGGTCGCCTACCACATCTCCGACCGGCATCCCGGCAGCCTGCGCACCGCGGCCATCAAATGGGACCGCGTCCCCGCCCGTACCGACCAGGGCGTCAGGGTCGTCCTGCACCTCTTCAAGCGCACGCGGCCCGAGCTGACCCGCGGCGTGCCCTACCTGGCGCCGGTGATCGAGCACCTCAAGCAGCTCGGCGACTACTCGGATGCCGAGGTCACCGCGGCCGTCGTCGGCGCCATGGTCACGATGGTGGTCCAGTCGCCGGCCGACAACGACCAGGCGCCGATCGTCGGCGAGACCGACAGCACCCTGGCCGACAACGAGGTGAAGCTCGGCAACGGCGCCGTCATCTCGCTCAACCCGGGCGAGACCGCCGCCCTGATGAACCCGACCCGGCCCAACGCCAACTTCGATCCTTTCGTGCAGGCCTTCCTGCGCCAGGTCGGCGTGGCGCTGGAGCTGCCCTTCGAGCTGCTGATCAAGCACTTCACGGCGTCCTACTCAGCCTCGCGCGCGGCGCTGGCCATGGCCTTCCAGTTCTTCCTCAAGGAGCGCTACCGCTTCGCCGAGCGCTTCTGCCAGGAGGTCTATGGCTGGTTCATGGAGGAGGCTGTCGCGTCCGGCCGCCTCAACCGCCCCGGCTTCTTCGCCGACCCGGCGATCCGCCAGGCGTGGCTGGGCACCGAGTGGATCGGGCCGGCGCCGCCGAGCCTGATGCCCAAGCAGGAGGCGGACGCCGACAAGGTCGACATCGATACCGGCGTCAAGACCCGCGAGCAGGTCTGCCTCGAGCGCACCGGCGGCAAGGTCGAGAAGAAGACGGCGCAGCTCGCCAAGGAACAGAAGCTGCGCGACGACGCCGGCCTGAAGGCGCCGGCGCCCGCGGCGCCGCCTGGCGCGCCGCAACCGGACGATCCTGCCGCCGACGACGAGGATCCCGGCGACAAGCCACAGGCCGCGGCCCCACGCCGCTTCATGATCCAGCGTCCCGACGGCACCGTGATCCGGGGCGCGATCGGCGAGGGGGTGTGATGCCCAAGTCGCGCGCCTTCGCTGCCGACCTGCTGGCCTGGGTGTTCCACGGCGCCCAGCCGTCGTGGGCCGACCGCGCCCACTTCTGGGTCAGCCTGCACAGCGCCGATCCGGCGCTGGCGGGCAACTCGCAGGCCACGGCCGAGGCGACCTATCCCGGATACCGGCGCGCGCCCATGGGCCGCGGCCCGGCCGGCATGGCGATCGAGGGACGCGAGGCGACCAACCTGCAGCCCGTCGAATTCCCGGCCTGCACCGCCGACGGCCCGGCGCAGGAGCTGACCCATTACGGCATCGGTACGGACGCCACGGGCGAGGGCCGGCTGCTCTACAGCCTGGCGCTCGACGAAGCCCTGGTCGTCCGCCGCCGCCTCGCCCCGCGCGTGCCGGTGCGCGCCATGACCGTTCAGGAGACCTGATCATGAGCATCGCCAACGGCGCCGAAAATTCCATCCTCGACCTGATCTACCGCGCCACGGCATGGGCCAACGTCGCCGACAACGCCGCGTCGTCGCCACAGACCAACATCGGCAACTCGCTGCACACCGCCGACCCCGGCGACGCCGGCGACGCCACCACCAGCGAGACGTCGTACACCTCCTACACCCGGATCAACGTCGGCCGTGCGACGGGCTTCGCGGCGGCGTCGGGCGGCAGCACCAGCCCGGCGTCGGCGATCACGTTCCCCGCCGGCACCGGCGGCAGCGGCACCATCACGCACTGGGCCACGGCCAAGAGCAACGCCACCCCGCCCACCGGGGCGCAGGCCATCTACCTCAGCGGCACGGTGACGCCCAACATCGTCAGCGGCAACGGCGTGACGCCGGAGCTCACGACCGCCTCGACCATCGCCCTGGACTGAGCCATGCAGTCCGAGTTCCGTCTCATCCTGGCCAGCCTCGATGTCCAGGCCGCGCGGCGCTACGCCGCCAGGCACGAGGCGCACCTGCCGCGGCTGGGCAGCGATTTCGAGGTGCTGGCGCTCCTGCACTGCGCCCGCACCGCGACGCAGACCATCGTGCCGCGGCTGCGGTTCTATTCGCACCGCTGGCTGCTCGACCATGGCCTGCCGTCGCAACTGCCGGACCGGCTGCGCCCGTCGGCCGAGCGCATGTATCCCAAAATCGTGCGCGCCGTCGGCGTCGCCGTCGGCTCGAAGCACGCCGAGGTCAAGCACGCCATCACCGGCGCGATGAACGGCGCCATCAACGACTGCTACGCCAACGGCGATACCGACGACCTGATCGTCTCGACGCAGATGCGCGAGGCGCGCGCCCGCGAACGCAAGGCGCTGGGCCTGCCGCCGCGGCCGCAATTGCCGCCCCTCTGGACGCCATGGAGCAACCCCGCATGAGCGATCTTGACCGCCCCGAGACCTGGCACGCTCCCTCGCGCCTTGATCGCAAGCGCGACCAGCGCGTGCGCTACGCCGTCGCCTGCGCCATGGAGAAGGCCGACCGCGACGGGATCGCCGATCCGGCCGCCCGCGCCAAGATGCGCAAGGACGCGGCCGCGGCCGAGCGCCTGAGCTTCGCCCGGGACCGCGCCGCCGTCGCCGTCGAGGAGCTGTGCCGCGCCGAGGGCGTCATCGACGACGAGGAGATCGCGCGCCGCAAGAACGAGGCGCGCGCCGGTGTCACCAGCGCCTCGTAGCCCGCGATGGCAATCACCCGTGTCGGCTGGGGGACCGTAGCGGCTGCCGCATCCGGCAACGTCACGCCCGGGCTGCCGACCAACATTGCCGCCGACGACCTGCTGATCTGCATCGTCCATTCGAGCGATCAGGTCAGTCACTCGATGGATGCGGCCTGGACGCAGATCGTTCAGGGCAATGGTGGCGGCACGACATCCCGTCTGTCGGTCTGGCGGCACAAGTACGACGGCAGCACGGACCCTTCACGCGTCGTCACGCATGCCAGCGGCCAGTCGCCGATCGCACGCATCGTGGCGTTTCGAGGCGTCGACACGACAACGGCGGTGGATGTTGCCGGCACCATACTCACCGGCACCGACGCGACGATGGAGTTCAACGCCGTCACCATTGTGACGGATTATGCTGTTGCTCTGGCCATCACGGGCAGCGCCGACGACAACGCGCGTACGTTGCAAGCCGACAGCGGCGTGGCCATCGGCGAGGGCGTGCAATGGGGCAACGTCACGACCGCGGGAACGCCCGATGGTTCCATAAGTTGCTTCTACCGGCCGGTCGCGGCGGGGTCTTACACCGCGGCGACGATAACGCAGGCGGCGTCGGATGCATGGGCATCGGTCTGCATCGCGCTACGCCCGGCAGCGTCGTCGCGGGTAATCCAAGCTGTCCCGTTCCATCTGCACAACGGCACGACGATCACGGTCAATTTCCACAAGCCGCCGGCTTCGGGGAATTCGATCATCGTTTGTGTGAGCCAGATCGATAGTAATGGGAACGGGACGGTTGTCGTCTCCGATAGCGAGGGAAACAGCTACGCAGCCGATGCGTCGCAGGGCAGTACTAATGGTGGTGACAGTGGCTTGGCGGCGATTTGGTCGTCTCACGCCATCACGGTCAGCGGCGCGGCCAGCGTCACGATCAATCCTGGTGGCGCCAACACCTACGCAACGGGCATCATATTGGAAGTCGCTGGGTTGGCGGCTTCGCCGAAGGACAAGACCGGCACCAACTCAGCGACGACAACGACGGATGCCAACGTCACGGCTAGCGGCGCCAACACGCAGAACGCCGAGTTCGTGGTGGCGTGCACCAACTTCCTCGGTGCCAACAGTGCCGTCGCCTACACGGGTCCAACGACCGGCTATCAGCCGGCCAATTTTTGGGAAGACCAGAACGTTGCGGTCGCGGGACATGGCGCGTTCAAGGAGATCAACGGCGCCGAAACAAGCGCCGCCACGTGGTCACACAGCAACACGTCGCAGGCATCGTGGTCAGCCGTCATCGTCACCTACAAGATTGCAGGCAACGGCTCAGTCGGATCAGCGTCAGGCGCCGGCAGCGTCGCCGCCGCGGGCAAATCAACGGCGCGCAGCACGGGAGCCGAGAGCGGCTCGGGAACGCAGGCGGCGACCGGGAAGTCCACGGCCCGGTCGACGGGTGCCGCATCCGGCACGGGGACCATGGCGGCTGCTGGTCGCGGCAAGGTCATCGGAGTTGGCGCTGCTGCTGGAGCCGGCACGCAGGCCGCCACCGGCAAATCAACGGCGCGCGGCGTTGGCGCGGAAACCGGCGCCGGCACGCAGAGCGGCACAGGCCGGTCGACTGCAAGGTCGGCCGGCGCCGCCGCGGGGACCGGCACCGAAACAGGCACCGGCCGCGCCACGGCCCGATCGGCAGCGGCGGCGAGCGGTGCGGGGACACAGACCGGCACTGGCAAGTCGACGGCACGCGCCGCGAGCGCGGCATCGGGTGCCGGCACCCAGGCCGCAACCGGACGTGCGACCCGGCGCGGCGTCGGCACGCAGAGCGGGGCAGGGACACAGGCCGGCACCGGCAAGTCGACGGCGCGCGTCGCAGCGGCGGCATCCGGTACGGGGACGGCGGCGGCCCAGTCGACCGCGGCGGGGTCCGTCGGTATCGCCGCGGGCACCGGCACCGTAACCGGCTCGGGGCGGTCGACCGCCCGGGCCGTCGGCGCGGCGAGTGGCGCGGGAGCGACGTCGGGCGTCGGTGCCGCAATCAGCCGGGCGGCAGCAACAGCCAGCGGCGCCGGCGCGGCCACCGCCACGGGTCGCGAAGTCCGGCAGCCACAGCAGCCGCAGCTGATCTACGGCCTCAACCGGATCCTGGCACAGGGCCGCATCCGCGATGCCGAGGACGAGGAAGAGGAGAAGCGCCGCGAGGACGAGGCGCGCGAGAAGAAGGCGCGCCTCGACCGCGACATCCATGTCCGCGGCGCCGGCGCCGCGACCGGGCTGTGCCGCCTCGCTCTCTCCGCGCCACGAACGGCGTTCGGACGCGGCATGGCGGGCGGCGCCATCGCGATGGACTTGCCGGCCGACCGAGCGGCCCGCGGCCGCGGCGCCTCGGCGGGCGAGGTACGGCCGGGCCTCGTCGCGGCGCGGGGCGTCTGGCATCTGCACGATCACGAGATCGCCGCGCTGATGGCTGCGGCATAGGGAACAGTCGATGACCCTCCTCATGCCCCGCATCGCGTCGCGCCTGTTCGGCGAGCCGCTGATGGTCGACGCCGGCAAGCTGGCCGCGATCATGGCCGGTATCGGCGGCCGCGTCGTCGAGGGCGGCATCGTGCTGCCGAACGTCACGGCGATCGACCATGCGGCCTTTGCCCGCGGGCGGCCGTCCGAGCAGCTGGGTATCGTCGGCGATCCGATGGGGCGTGCGGTCGAGGCCGCCGCGGCCAGAGGGAGCAGGGTCTTCGATATGGTCGGTTCGACCGCGATCATCGCGATCGAGGGCACGCTGGTCGGCAAAGGCAAGTGGATCGGCCAGGACTCGGGCGAAACCTCGTACGAGGGCATCCAGGCGCAGGTCGGCCGCGCGACGCGCGACCCGTCGGTCAAGAGCGTGGTGTTCGAGGTCGACAGCTTCGGCGGCGAGGGTGGTTCCTACGCACTCGATACGGCGGCCGCGATCGCTCGCCTCTCGGCCCAGAAACCGACGTTGGCGATCCTGACCGACTTCGCGATGTCCGCGGGGTACCTGCTGGCCTCGGCGGCGCGCCAGATCGTCATGCCGGAGACCGGCGCGGCCGGCTCGATCGGCGTCATTTCCATGCACGTCGACCAGACCAAGCGGCTCGAGGACCAGGGCTACAAGGTCACGTTGATCACCGCCGGCGCGCATAAGGCCGACGGACATCCCGCTCTGCCTCTGAGTGAGGCCTATCGCGCCGAGATGCAGGCCCGCGTCGACAGGCTGTATGCGCTCTTCACCGATGCCGTCGGTGTCTATCGCGGCACCCGGCTGACCCGTGAAGCGGCTGTTTCTACCGAAGCCCGGATTTACAGCGGCGAGGCCGCCGTCGCTGCCGGGCTGGTCGACGGGATCGGGAACCCCGCCGACATGTTCAGCGCCTTCGTGGCGCGCACCCAGTAGGGCCATCCCGGCCGCAATCGCAGGAGACAGTGAGATGAGCACCGGTCTTGCGGCCGTGAACGCGGCCGCCGAATCCGTATCCAGGTCCGATCATGACGCCGCCGTCGCCAAGGCCCGTGCCGACGGCAAGGCCGAGGGCGTGGCCGAAGCCACCGCCGCCGGCCGCAGGGAAGGCGCCGACGCCGAGCGCACCCGCATTGCCGGCATCCAGGCGCACGCGATCAAGGGCCACGAGGCGCTGATCGCGGCCTGCATCGCCGACGGCGCCTGCTCGCCCGACATGGCGGCCGGTCGCATCCTCGCCGCCGAGAAGAAGCTGCGCGACGCGCAGATGGCCGGCGTCGCCGGCGTCGAGGCCGTCACCGGCAAGGTGGCCGCGGCCCCGACCTCGCAGCCCAACCCGCCGGCGACGGGCGCCGAGAAGGCCACCACGCCCGACGGCTGGAAGGCCGAGTACGAGGCCTCGGCCGAGCTGCGCGCGGAGTTCGCGACCCTGGGCGACTACGTCGCCCTCAAGGCCGCCGAGGCGTCCGGCAAGGTCAAGGTCTTCGCCCCCGGCGCGGGCCGTCGCTGATCGCGGCTGACACCACACAACGGAGACACCCACCATGACCACGCTTGCTGCCAACAAGTCGCGCGCCTTCGAGCTGGGCACGCGCAACCACATCCCGGTGATCGCCGCGGATATCATCTACGAAGGGGCCGCCGTCGGCATCGTCGATGCGACCGGCCATGCCCGGCCGCTCGCGAACCCCGACCGCTTCGCCGGCTTCGCCGAGGAGAAGGCCGACAACAGCGCCGGCGCCGCGGCCGCGATCTACGTCCAGGTCGTGAAGGCCGGCGAGATCGAGCTGGCGGTCACCGGCGCCGTCATCACCGACGTCGGCCAGCCGGTCTATGCCACCGACGACGATACATTCACCTTCCTGCCGACCGCGGCCGTCTTCGTCGGCTTCGTGAAGCGGTTCGTGTCGGCCGGCGTCGCCGTGGTCGAGTTCAATGCCGGCATCTTCGTGGACCCGTACGCGGGCCGCACCGTGCGCGAGACCCTGTCCGGCATCAAGACCTTCGACGCCGAGGACAGCGGCAAGGTCTTCTTCGTCGACTCCGACGGCGACGGCGATGCGCTCACCCTGCCCGCGATCGCCACCGGCCTCGACGGGCTGATGATCGTGGCCATCGGCGCCTTCGGCACGACGCAGGTCAAGGTCGACCCGGCCGCCGCCGACATGATCCTCGGCCCGGACATCACCGGTGCCGACAACAAGGACCTGCTGCTGACCAAGGCGACGCAGCGCCGCGGCGACTACGTGATCCTCGGCGGCAACGACGCCGACGGCTACAGCGTCCAGGCGATGCGCGGCATCTGGGCCCGGGAAGCGTAACCCTTCCCCTGGCGCGGCCACCGCCGCGCACTCACACTCCCGCCTTCGGCGGGAGTTGATGATCAAAACAACTTTCACCGGAGACACTTCACCATGGACCTTCAGCTGCTCTCCAGCCGCGCCATCCGCGGCATGTACTTCGCTGCGCTCGAGGCCGATCCCGGCACGGCGTGGCTCGACGGCGTCTCCAACCTGTTCGGTTCCGACCAGGCGAGCGAAATCTACAACTGGATCGGCCAGACGCCGATGATGCGCGAGTGGATCGGCGGCCGCCAGGCCAAGGGGTTCACAGGCCAGGGCATCACCATCATCAACAAGCACTACGAGGCGACGCTCGAGCTGCAGAAGAAGGATTTGCGCCGCGACAAGACCGGCCAGATCCGGGCCCGCCTGTCGGAGTTCTCCGAGCGCGGCAACACGCACTGGGCGTCGCTCACCTCGGCCCTGATCGTCAACGGCGCCACGACCGTCTGTTATGACGGCCAGTACTTCTTCGACACCGATCACAGCGAAGGAGATTCGGGCGCCCAGTCGAACAAGATCGACGTCGACATCTCGACCTTGCCGGCCGTGATCCACGGCAGCGTCACGGCGCCCAGCGTCGAGGAGATGCAGCAGACCATCCTCGCCGGCATCGTCAAGATCCTGTCGTTCAAGGACGACAAGGGCGAGCCGATGAACGAGAACGCCAAGGGTTTCCTGGTGCAGGTCCCGGTGGGCCTGTTGCAGGCGGCGCTGGCGGCGGTGTCCGGCCTCACCAACGTCGCGCTGCCCAACAACCTCAACCCCAACCTGCTCAAGGACTTCAGCGTGCAGGTCTCGGTCAGCGTGCGCCTGACCTCGGCGAGCTGGACCGACAAGTTCGTCATCTTCCGCACCGACAGCCCGATCAAGGCTTTCATCCGGCAGACCGAGCAGGAAATCGAGATGAAGATGAAGGCCGAGGGCTCGGAGTTCGAGTTCGACAACGATGCCTGGCAGATCGGCATCGATGGCTGGCGCGGCGTGGGCTACGGCCTGTGGCAGCGCGCCGTGCAGGTCACGATGGTCTGAAGTCAGTAACTCGCCGCCGCAAGGCGGCGAGTGTGAGTGCGCGCCAGTGGGCGCGCCAGGGAAAGGGATCACCATGAAGGTCTACAAGGTCGAGGGTGGCACCCTGCAGGTGGGTCAGGGTGCCAGCCTGCTGCTCGTCAAGGCGCAGGCCGCTTCCCGCGCCCACCAGCTCGTCGGTGCCGAGAAGCTCGGCGCCGATGTCGTGCGCGCCACCGCGCGCGAGCTGCTGCACTTCAAGGCCGGCGAGGTCCTGGGCCTCGCCGTCGTCGACAAGTCGATGGCGCACCTGCTGGTCGAGGTCGACAAGCCCGGCAGCAAGGGCCCGGCGGCGATCCTGGCGCGCGCGATCCTCGACATGGAGGATCGCGAGGCCGTCATCGCGGCGAACCGCGCCGGCCGCTGACGCCATGCCCGTCGAGACCGCCGCCGACCGCGCCGCGTTCCTGAACAGCGAGGAATTCGGCGCGACCGGGACCTACGCCCGCCCGGGCGGCGCTGCCGCGGACATCGTTGGCATCTTCGACGCGCCCTGGCTGCGCATC